GGTTGCTTCAGGTAACAGTCCTCCCACAACTTCAATATTATCTCTAATTACTTCGTTAAAATCTATTGTTTCCATAATCTATATATTTAAAATTTTTAATTAATTATCGTGCCATCTGACACCTGTCAATATGCCATTCACAAAGAGCAAATCTCCTAATCTAAATCTACCAGCTGAAGGGTCCCATACATGCTGAAATCCAACTCCTGTAGTCAAGCCATAATCACCATAAGCTTCATCTATTTCACTACCATGAGTGTTAATTTTGCCACGAAACTCAATCGCCGTATCATAATCACGTTCTTCTGTTACTATACTTAACGCAGTATGTGATATACCTCCCTTTGATTGTACAATTAAAGTCCCAATTCCATCAGAATGTACGTCATATTGATCTAATGTTGTCGTAAATATACCAGCAACTTTGGATACAATTCCTGTAGAGCCGGGTAAGGTATCACCAATACCTGCCGTCTTTTTATTATTGTTAAATGATATACCATTTCTCATAAGTAATAAACTATCACCATCATTGGTAGAGCCTATTGCTGATTGAGTAACTGTAAATCCTCCAATAATTCCAGAAGTTGCGGTTATTTTCCCTTCAATATCCACATTCTTTGCTTTAATACCATCCGCATCAATCAGACTTGCCTTAATTTTTTCAGCTAAAAGCAACTTTGTCGCAACAAAAGTCCATTCCTGTGCGCTCTCCCAATACCCTAGATAACCTGATATGGAAGCTGAAGGGTTATTGTCAGGACCAGATGTATGTGTTTTCGTACATAGATATAATTTATCATTATACACAACAACGTCATAAAACTCTTCGCCATCTGCTCCGGACAAATATTCCGTATCTGATGACCATGTACGCATTCTCATCTTTGCTCCTTGTTTACCCCAACTGTTTTTAAGAGTCGGTGTAGACCATGCACCATAACTTGCAGTGTATATCTTAACGCTGTAAGCGGAAGTTGTATTAACACAAACCACAACCTCACAATCTTCATCTGCCAAGTAAGTACAAACTTGTGGAACAGTATTGTTCAAGGTTTTAACAGGTGTAAAAGTTGCACTTCCATTAGATAATGAAATAACCGATACAGAACTTCCCGCTGTATTTACTTCTATCACCTGATCTTTAGAAAGTTTGATAAAATCGCTATACTTATAATTCGCATCCGAAACTTTATTTCCTGTATTGCTGATTCTATAACCTGTATACACCAAAACAGCATTAGAAATATCATTCGACGAATACATTTCTGTTCTTGTCCTTTGACTTTCCCACAAATAAGGGAATGATGCTGATACATCAAGCATTGTAGCACTCCATCCTTCAGGTATTTTACCTGAATCAGAAACGGGAGTCTCAGGCTTTACATTTTGTGCTGTTCTTTTATAAATTGACTCATTGATTACAGCGTCTTGCACCCCTATCAAAGAGAAAGCACCTGTCGCTATCATATAACCTCCTTTATTCAATTATTGCACTAACACTTCCACTAATACCCATTCCTGCACGCTTAATGTCCGCATAGCTTATACTTGCTGTAGCAGCATTAAATGTTTCGGATTCTTTGTCAGAAAGAATAAATGGATTTCCGGCATTATTCCTTATATTCCAGTCCCAGTTTGATACGCCTCCGTCCGTGCCGTCTGAACGTTTTCTTGCTATGGGTTTCACGACAGCCGTCTCACCGGAACGAATTGTATTACCCGTAATCCCCGTGATATTGAAATCTACATAGTACGGGTCGGAATAGTCGGTTATCTGCGTGAAGCCGGAGGCTATCACACTGCCTCCTGACTTAATGTCACAACGAAGTTTCAATATGTTATCAATGTCACCTGCAGTGACTTTCTGTGTACGTGAAGTACCCCAGTTCGTATCACCTGTTCCGAGCAGTTTCACCCATTGATAGGTATAACCGGAATAATCTGTAACTTCCACACCGTCCTTGTAGAGTGTAGCAGTACATGTCAGTGACTCACCGGCCTCTGTCAGGGCACCGCCCTTGTTATCCGATATGATCACATCATAGGCATTGCCTGTCATTTCCTGTATAACCACATCCTTCGACAGCTCATTGAATGAAATGTTCTGTCCGCCTACCTCTATCGTACCAGATACACTGATACGGTCGTTGTCGTATCCAGATATAGGGACAAGGTTCTTCATTACTCGCAATGCAGTCAACTGGTAGGACTGGGAGCCGATTGTCGCCGAATAATTGTCTATTTTTTTGAAATATCCAGTCATTCCGCTGTTCGTAGAAAGTCCGTCAGAGCCGAAAGTGAGTGTTACCCCGTTGTACTTATACGTTATTTCCTGAGGAATCATAATTTCTCCGGTCGCCACATCACGAAGAATTGTTACCAAAGTCGGCTTTATGTTGTCGGCCAGTCCTTCAAAATCAGGGATAAACTGACTGGTCCCCTTGTTGTACCGTTGTACAAGAGGGGTTCCTTCTACGCGGATGAATCCGTTTATAGTTGTACCATCCATCAGTCCAATTAGTGTAAATCCACCTTCCAGATTCATTATTCACCTCCTTCCTCCATATCAGGCACAACTACATCATTATCTCCATCCGTTTCTTGTGTACCGGATTCTGTATCGACAGTTTCATACTGTCCGCTGGCCTTCTGATCCTCAATCATCTTCTTCAGTTCCTCAGCAGAAGATACTATCTGTACATCTCCTACGCTACCTATTACCCGCAACATGGAGAAATCGGCAATTGCCCTACCGTCCGGCATACGTTCGAAATACTTGATTCCTTTTGATTCAAGCACTTCAGGTTTAACAAGTAGATATCCCATATTATTCAAATTTTGTGGCTATGACAGCCTTGTTGTTATTAATCATTACTTTACCCCCGCTGGTTACCAACGCCGTGACCGCATACATCTTTACCTCTGCATACACGGCCATGGAATATGCCTTATCGAATCCCAAGGATGAAGGCGTAAAGCTGATGGTATTACCTTTACCGATTGTCTTGTCAGACACGCCCGCTTTTCCGGATTTTGCTTTCCAGACAATAGAAAACAGCTTGTCATTGTAGGTTATCACCTGCTTGTTGTCAGTCAGAACACATTCAAACCTGACAGTCGTGCTCATCGAGGCGTTTATCTTTGCTCCTGAAAGCTGCCGTATGCTTGCTCTCAACGTCTTCGGCATTTCAACCTTGACAGTGGATGTTACCTGCAGGTTCTCCAACTCCGGAGCAGAAGGGCGTGTACCTGTATAATATGCCGCTCGGCAACGGAATGCTGCCGTACGCACAAAACGAGCGTCGAAGGTGAGCGCTTTCGTCCAGTTCCCGTTGCTATCCTTGCCGGATATGAAGATGTCCAGTTCGTCCTGTGTAATCTGCCTCCATGTAGAATTGTCGGTATTTATTTCCCACCAGTAAGCCGCATTAGCATCAGGAACTTCTTCCTTTCCTGAAAAAAGCTGTGCTGTGATAGTGTGCATCCATCTTCCGGATGAGTCTGCTTTCTCCCTTGTCGGGTCGATAAACCATCCCTGGGGCTGGTCCATCAACCGCATGTTAAGAACCTTTGTATCATACAGAGCCGTATATAGAGATACGCTGCGTTCCACTTTAACTTCCGTATTCCTACGGGTATCCGTAATCGTGAAGATGGCAAAGATATCCATCGGAGTATTTGGCTCTACATTTTTCTTCACCTTCAAAGAATAGGTCGGAAGTCCGGTATCGGATATGACATAATTGTCGTTGTTCGATATACGGTTGCTACCGTCCGCTTTCGGAGATCCTTCGTACCATTCCACACCCGTAATCGTCCTGTTACCGTTCATCACCCCCTCAGGGTCGGACACCTGCACGTAAGGCATCAGCACGCAGGGTACAAGCGAACGGTCCGGCTCATATTCTTTAGTGTCCTGGTTATAGGTCTGTGCGGTATTCCCGCTCAGCACCTCAATATCTGCTATGAACGAAATCGGGTCTACATGTACCGATATGTCCTTTACATTCGTATTTATTGCCATGATCTATATCTTGATGTTAATTTTGTTTTCTACTTTTTCAAAGTCTTCTCCAACCGGAATGAACACCCGACAAATGAAACTGATTTTGCGGTATTCATAACCCCATCCGCTACCCATATCATCACGGGTTAGCCGGATTACATGTTTTTGCCCGTCTACGTAAGTAGGCTTCCATGTATTATCGGAAGGCACATTCCCCGTATCACGTAACCATTCGACTTCTACGCCTTCTGTCGCCATCAGGATTTCGGTTATATCCCGGTTTCCATAGCTGACGATAATAGATAAATCGGTATTGACCTGGGACAGGAAAAACTTATCTCCATTTGTAGATTTAAAAGATATTTTATATTCTTTGTTACCTTCAAGCAGTACCCACGAAGGAGAGTTCCATATCGGCTCGTCCTGCGTCTTGTCTACGATACAACCCCACTTGCAACCGTAGTGATATACGGTGTGCTGCTCCAGCTCCGTATAGGTGTGCTGTCCGTCTGGGTATATCTTCTCGTTCTGGATGAAACGATACGGCTGTTCCGACTGCGCCACGGATAGTGACCATTCGCCACGGTCCACCTTGTTGGAAATCACGTCACCGTTGTAATCGTACTGGTACAGCCTCTCGCAGACAATGGTTTTTGCCATGACGCCCACATCTTTGGTGGTTACTGGTAGCTTATCCAGGGCAGCGATGTTTGGGAACTTTCCGATGCTGATGGCATAGTTGTAATCCTCGAGTATCGGCTTGTAGACATTAGCCAAAAACATGATTCGTCCTTCTCGGCTGGAAAGAAGCCAACTCTGCGCCCGCTCGTTCAATTCCCCTTCTTCCGGCAATACAGAGTTACCACGTCGGGTGACGTTATATCCGGCTACCGGAGGATAGTTCTTTCCGCCTGGCACCTCGCTGTCGGGATAGAGCACCACGGTAAGCGTATTGTCGTTGACGTTTTTTGTCAGGCAGCGGAACCAGCTGGTGTAATAATCCGTTCCTCCAGTCAACAGATTATTGACAATGGAATACATTACGTCATTCTCTGAGAAATTAGTCACATCATACTCTGTGCGCTTCTCCATCCACAGCTTATACGTGCCTTCTCCCAAATCATCCACCTTCTCAATACAGCCAGCATTGCTGAAGGCGTAGTCGCCTGCCATCGCCTGAATTTCATTAATGATAAGCCGCATGACAACAAGCGCATCACGTACCTCTAGCCTTGAGAACTGCCCGCGGCCATCCGGGAATATCCCGGCACCCTTACCGGCAATCATGCTGTCGATAAACTCACCGAATTTCAATAAGAAGTTAGTGCCGTCTGACTGGTCTTTACGAAGAAGTGTTTTCAATGATTTTAATGCGGAAAAGACATTACTGTCACTAGGAGTTTTTGTCTCAAAAGATTTTATTATATCATATACATATTGTTCTGCTTGTCTGGCCACCTCATAGCGTAACGAGTTCAATGAGTTGTCTACAGACGATTTCCACCCTGTACCGACCTCATCGGAGCAGGTAATCGTAGCCTGGCACAAGTCATTCAGCTTGCGCTGCACTTTCGTGATGCGGGTATCCTTGTATCCTCCAGTGGTACCGAAATACTGTTCTGACAGCAGACGCACATTCCATCCGATGCGGAGTGGGGTATGGTTCTTCTCGATGTAGTTTCGATCAGTAGTACCTGTGTACTTGTTCGGATCGAAACTGTAAGTATTAAGATAATCATCTACAGCCTGCTTGTATTCCTGTTCTGCCTCGGTGATGTATTCCTGCGGCATGGCGAAATTCCAGGGAATGTACTGATCGCCCGGAGTTGGGATAATTGCACCACCCGGAATCTGAGTCGTATCATCAGGATACACGTTTATAATTTCCCATTCCCTTGTGTCTTCGTGCCACGCAGCCTGGAAAGAGCCGTCAGTTCCACGGCCTGCCAATTCGCCTGTCTGGAATTTCAGCATGTAGTCCAGATCCGGAATCTCGTAGTCTTTCGGATTCCAGTTCATACCGTTGTCCTTGAAATAATATACGGTGTACTTCCGTCCTTCCTCATTCTCTTTTTCTTCTGAGCGCACAGAGGAAATTGTACCAATGTATTTTGGGAATATCTCTGAGAAGACTGTTTCTTCCGTTTCTTCCTTCACACCATACAGGTCCACGTTCTTATCTACATATAGAGAGCGGTCAGGAAGTTGCAGACGGGAATATCCGTACTTGGTTGCATTTATGTTTCTCGTAGAACCAAGAGGGAACAGACGGGTAAAGAACTTCACTTCTCCGTTATCTTCCTGTGCCAGGTTGGTAAGTCCCTGAAGATATCCCAGTTCTACCATTTCGCCGCGTTCAGCCTTACAGAGATTTATCACATAACCGTCCGCCCACATTTCCGTTTCGAATGTGGCGGCGATGCCGTTGCTACCGAAAGCCGCATCCCAGCACTTTACATTCCGGTAGTCTATTGTCTTGTTTTCGGCGATAATCACCGTTCCGATGCTCCACAGATTTCCACCGGCTCGACGGTTCATGTTGTCTATCCACAGTTGCAGGTGTTCGCGCGGACCACCGTCATAACTGAATTCAGAAGTAGTTCCTCCTTCCTGGAACAGCATCAGCGTGTCTTCCGCATCGTGTATCGGCGCATAGAACTTCACGCTATATTCGTAAGTCTGTGTGTTCTTTTGTTTCGGGCGATAACGGGACTTAACTTTATAACGCACACCTTCCAGCTCGATGTAATCATCTACATCCAACGGAATGTATTCCGTGTGTGTGAATGATGCAGATACACTACATTCTCCACCAACCTCTTCAGTGACAGAAGAAGAAGTGTTCGGGCTGGCTGTCAGTCGAAGGTTATTTGCTTTATCGTATATTTTCAGTTCCATTTTTCGTCATTTAATCTATATTTAATCAATTTCTAAACGGAAGGCTGCGGTTCCAGAAACTTTACGGAGAACAGCACATAAAACCGGTCGCCTTCGTAACTCTCGTACCAGTCCGGTTCGGATGGCATATCCTGATATACCATATTGTAAGTTCTGTAATTCTTAACAGCAACAGACAGCATACCCGACGTGATCAGCGTCATCATACGCTGGTATTTCTCCAGTCGGTCGGCTGCGGAGTTTCCGCGAAGCCAGAACTGCAAGGTACGTTCGATGCTACTTAGCTTTACGTTCGGGTTCTGAGGCAACTCTACTCCGTTCCGTTCGCGGAAGTCTACTGTGGTAATGTCCTTCGCCTTAGGCATACGGAGCAAAGCGTCCATATTCACGTGACCGCCTGTTTCCGTTTCGCCAAGGAAGGCACCGTATTCCGTCCACACGTCCGTTTCGTTGATTGTAAGATATCCTGTCAAGTCCATATTATTTCAACTGTATTCCGTTCAACTTCAAGTCTTCCATCAAGTCGTATATCAGCACAATGTATGCCGTATGCGATGCTATGGTTGCCAGCGTCTGGCTATCCTGCTTCTGGGCATTACGGATTTCCTGCACGAATTTGTCCGTATTGGCCAGATGCGTCTGCATGTTTCTTCCTATTGCCTCAAAGGTAGATATGCTGTCCTGACTCATGGTAGTCAGTGCACCGCTGCTGGGCGACTGGCTACTACCGGAGGATGAGCTTTCCCAGCCGAAACTGTTCATAATCTGCTCCCGTTCTGCCAACATATCGTTTATTATATTCTGATAATCCTGTCTGAGCTTATCTACTTCATCAGTAGTTAAGCCACCATCCGCTTTTTCGGTCCAATCTTTGTATAAAGCTTCAATCCTTGACTTATATTTGTTTGCGACAAGTGACGAGAATACTGCATTTTGCAAATACTTTTCAAAGTTGTCAGCAAAATCCTGGTTGGTAGAATCCAGATCATTCAGCATATCTACAAAGCTATTTTGGAAGCTGCTGAAATCAACACCTGTCATCACTTCATTCATCTTATCACCCAAATCATCAATTTGGTCATCACAAGCGATAATCTGTTCCAAGGCATTACGAAATTCAGAATCCAGTCCAGCCCAAAATGCCCACATATTATCACGGACATTACGTAACTGATCAGCTGACGCTCCCAACAAAGCGTTCGTTATATCATTATAATTGCCATTCTGATTGACATACTTATATAATTCTGTGGCATATCCACCCAAATCTCTATTTTGCCGATACGCGATGGAATGAGAGCCTAAACTGCTGCCGGCAGATTTACGGGCATCAGCAAGAGCATATGCCTGTTGCATTTTCTGATTCAGCAGGTTAACTGATTCTTGATAAGCTTTTTCCGCTTCTTCTCCATAACTGATATCAATATATTGTTGTTTCTTGTCTATCAACTCATCCCAAATGCCCGAAAGTGTTTCATATTGAGATTTCATTTGTTCATAGCCTGAATAATCTGCACCATAAAAAATACCTCCAAGTCCTTTTACTCCAAAAAAACTTCCAATTGTATCCCACATATGTCCGGCCAAATTGGCTACATTCTCCAATATCCCGCCAACAAAGCCAGATATTCCCTGATTCCCCAACTGCTCTAAAACTCCGATAATAGAACCTACTATACCACCTATTTTCGAATCGGCATCGGAAAACGCATCTATCAATGTCCCGATAGAACTTCCTAGTTGGGAGAGGTCACTTCCAGCTTCGCTAAGTCGAATCATACTGTCTGTAACTTTAGAGAATCTTTGTCCAGCCTGATCAGCAGCTGCGTTAACATTAGCCTGAGCGTTGATGACATTAGCCTGAGCTTGATTTTTTTTCTTCAGAGCCGCTTCTTTCTCTGCTTCTGTTCCTAAAATAAGGGATTTATTGTATTCCGACTGCGCTTTTTCCAGTTCAATCTGTGCATCTGCCAATATCTGTAACTGTTCCGGCAAATTCCCCAATAGCCCACCTTTCTCAATTATGTTCTGCTGGATTTCATTTAAAGCTTCATCCAATACCTTACGTTCATCAATCGCCATATTTTTATACTCCGGAGACTGACGGAATTTTTCCAGTTGTGTACGTAATTTCTGCAACTCTTGTTTTGCGACCTGATCAAGATTACCGAAAATTAATTCCCAATTGATGTTTTCTTTAAATTCCTCAAAATCTACGGCAGCAACAGCTTCTTTCCCTTTTTCTTTTAAAAGTTTCTTTTCGGCTTCAGTCTGCGCCAAGGCTATTTTTTTTGTATACTCCAAAGCTACAGCTTCTCTTTTTTCCTGCCAGGTTCCATATTGCTTATTGTACTCTATTTCAGCGTCCAGTGTTTTGTCAAGATATTCTTTATTGATCTGATATATCTTTTCCGCTAATATTTTTTCCGCTAAAAGCCTTTGTTCGTTCGTTTCTGCTTTCAGGTCATCATACTGGCTCTGTGGAATGTTGTCACCCTGCTTGCGAGCCTGATCCATTTTGGCGATTGTGTCCCGTTCCTGCTTGTCAATATCAGCTAGCTGTTCATCATACTCCTGCTTAGCCAGTGCCTTGCGCTTGGTAATTCCTTCTTGCATGATCTGGATGCGAAGTTTCTCTGTAGTTTGCTGAGCTTTTACGCGTGCATCGGCCAGCTGGGAAGCATAATCGGTTTTTCCGGAACCTGTACCACTACCTTTTTCCTCTGTAACAATGTCATCTACCTTAATGCTTTTTTCCAATTCCTTAGAAATCCTGTTCGATTCATATATGGCTGCACGGTATCCTGCAATTTCTTCGTAAATAGCATCCGTTTCTTTCTTTAACCGGTCATAGTCTGATTGAGCCTGCTGAACCGCGACATTTCCTCCGGCTGAAAGATTTCTAGTTCCGGAAGTTGAAAGTTTTCCTGCATTCAGACTTGCAGACGTTTTTGCTATATTTAATTTCTTTTCTGCCGCTTCAAGTTTTGGTAAAAGAGGATCTAATCTGGAGTACGCATCATTTATCTTTTGTTCATTTTCCAGTATCTTCCCTTGTTCATCCACCATTTTGCTCATGGCCGCTCTTGCCTTAGCAGATGATATAATTGATTTTGTAAGACGATCATAAGCATCTGATGCCTTACCAGCCAAAATTTCCTCGTTACTTAACTTCCCGAAATAAGAAGGATACATTTTCTGTAGTTCGTCGACAGCTTTATTTCTTTCCTTCATTGATTTAGATGTATCCTGACTGGCTGTATAAAGTATTTTAAGTTTGGCCGCTTCTTCAGCCGCAGACTTTCCTCCTTCTACTTGAACTTTATTTAATTCATTCTGAATTTTCTGAGTATCAATAAGCTCCTTTTTCGCCTTAAATAAAGAAGATACCCAGTTCCCAATTTCCTTGCCATACACTATTCCCAAAGATATAGCCGCCACAAGTGCCGTCTGCCAGCTGAATACTGCACCAGCCAACTGTTTCCATACCGGCACACCTTTCTGACCTGATGCGGCAAGAAGCTCGTTCTGCTTGCGTACATCCGCAATGGCATCGGACAGCATCGGCAGGTTGTTGGAAATGGCTAGGATAAACATCTGCGGTCCCATGGCGAGCGATGGCAGCTCTCTTGCTACCTGGCTGAACTGCATTTTCAAATTGTTGGTCTTACGGGTTACGGCTTCGGTGTCGATGTCAATGGTCTGCGTTTTTGCGGTTTCTTCTTTTGTCTTCTGCAAATCTTTCAGACCTGCCTTCAATCCGTTTATCTGTCCGGTCAAAGCCTGTACATTGGCCGCTTCCTGCGTGTAGCTTTTCCCGGCTTGCTTGTTCGCTTCAAGCTGCTTAAGTTGTTCGGCACGTACCTGCTTCAATGCTTCAATCAGTTGCAGAGTCTGATTTTCCACATCATCCACATTCTTACCCACGCTTTGTAGTCCGGCTTTGGTAAGGTCTTTCATGAATATTTCAAGTTCAACAGGTACTGCCATATCCTTAATCTTTTATTGCATAATGGGTAAAGAACTCCATCGGGTTCATTCCCTTTGTCGTGTTCGTGTTATCTGTTTGTTTGTGACTGTTTCTTTGTTTCTCCCGTTCCTCCATTTCGCGGATCTGCTGCATCATGTCCGGCTTCTGCGGAGAAACCCAGTGCGGCATGTCTGCCATCATCATTTGCAGGGTTACTACATTCACTTTGTCCAGAATGTAGTCTATGCTCCAGCCTGTTTCCGTAGCCAGCTGACCTATCACGCCGAAAAGGCTATGCGAAGGTTCCGTATGTCCCTTCTTTAACTCCTCCTGTCGCTTGCGCTTTCGTTCCGGCTCGCTAAGGGCTGCATCTTGTTCAGTGCTGCTGCCGATGCGATAATAATCCCGAAAGACGTGGTAGATGTACTGCTCAGTATTTGCCGCCAGGCGGAGGAAAGTTCATCGGGTGTCATCAGTTCCCGTAGCAACCAGGCCACCGGACGGTTAAGTAACCTCCCCAGTACCGGGCCTCGAACAATGCCGTATGCCACTATCCTGCTGATATCCTTTCCATGCAGGAAGACAAATCGGATTCGCTGATCCAGGTTGTATTCGTCGTATTCTTCCGGAGTCACGCCGATTCGGAGATAACGCTTACTGATACGTATCAGGCTGCGTGTGGTAGGTGTCTTCATCGTGATGCGGAACGGACGTTTCCGCAGTACCGTATGAAGCGGCAGGCTGATTCCCCCGTCACTGAGAGAGATGCCTGCCAGCAGTTCAATATCTTGTGCCTTCATTACTCTTCTGCATCAGCGGTTGCGTCAGATGTGTCAGGAACCACACCCGGTGGATAGATTCTCCAGCGTCTTTCTTTCCCGTCGGCTGGTTTCAGCATATCTACCCTGATTCCAAACGCGAATACATTCTGCATGTTCAGACCGTTCTGCCATCCGTTACGGCTCAGTCGGGCGTTGAATACACGGAAGCTGTGTCCGGAATGCGTCTTGATGGTCAGCACGCCTGTTGCCACGAAGTTGGCAGGAGGAGTATATGAGCCGTCTTCTTCTGCCGTTCCTCCAAAGATGTCTGCCAGGTTCTGCGCTTTGAGCTGAATCAGATTCATGGTAAAGGCATCCGATCCTGGGTTCTGCAAGATAGAATCTACCGGTCCGTCGGTAACCTGAGCGGCATACACATCCATAAATGAAGGTGCGTTTCCCGCAGGCTGCATCCCGTTTTCATCCAGCCAACCGATTGTTTTATCCGCTCCGTCGGTAGGTTTGAACTTCACCTCGGCGGTTCCATAGATAATTCCGTTGCTTGTATCTGCCATAATATTTATAGAGTTTGATTTTTGTTTAAATACTTTTTAATCAGTTCCCAAATAAGAAAAAGTAACAGCACCGCAATAATTGTTCCTACAATCCACTGTTGTAAGCCGGGCCGTCTTTCTTTCACCTCATTGCTGGTAGTTTCATCCCGTATCCGGTGCTCCGTTTCAGTATGCTTCACGGTAACTTGTCTTCCTATACTGTCGGCTGTAGCTGTGACGTTCACGCCACCTTCTCCGTCTGACTTTATATCTATGTTCAGACCGTCATTCCGATAGCTGATACCAATGCCTTCAGGAAGCTTCGTCAAATTCAGGAACTGGTCCGCATCCATCTTCAGCGTCGCCGTCCTCTTCGGGACCGGCTCGTAGGTTGTTTGCTCGGTTACGCTCGTTCGGAGGCTGTCCGAGCGGACGGTTTCCGAGCTGGCCTTTCTGCTGCTGGCGCAGGAAGATAATGACAGGACAGCGGTCAGCATACTTGCAAGTATGTAGTTTGCGTAAAGCCGTTTCATGGTTAATATTTCTTTCGTTTTGTTTCTGTAATTGTTTGCTTATTTTCAACACCGTTGCACTCAGATCATCGTAAAGAGTCTTGTAAGTGCCTTCGGTTTCCTTCACCGCACGGACTTGATACACCTTCCTGTCACGCCACCAGGCAATGGCAGTTACAAGCCAACCGGCAGGAGCCAGCCAATCCATGAGTGACTGTAACAGGGTCCAATCCATAATGCTCTATTCTTTTTGAAACAATGCTCCGATAGCCTTAATCACATCATAGAATCCGCATCCGCTGAGTCCGGCCGCCAGTCCGTAAATCAGCACCTGCCACCAGATATAGCCGGTAAGTAACGGGGTGAGCTGCAAAAGCCATGCAAGGATACATACCACCATGCCCACACCGCATGATATACCGCTTTTGGCCAGCTTGCTTGCGGAAATAGCCGGAATAATTTTCATAATTTGTGTCACTAACGTAGAAATCAGGGCTACGATTCCGGTAAAGCTTCCTAAGTCGATAAGGAACGATGTTTCAGATTCAGCAGCCGGAAGTACGGTCTGCGCAAATGAAGCCAGTGTAATCAGGCACAGGCAGAAAAATAAGATAATCCGTTTCATTTTGTTGTGCTTTAAAGTTTTAAAATCTGTTTTCTGTTGTTTCCGTTGCGCTTGTAAGACACATGCACCCAGGAATAATTCTTTTCATCGATCAGCTGGTCAAAAAGAAGATGGCTTTTGATGTAATCAAAGAGTTTCCGGTTTTCTTCCTTGCTTCCTGCTGTAATGTCGGCAGCTTCTCCTTTCAGATGCTGGCTGCTTGCCGCACCTCCTACCAGCCGGTTCAGTTGCGGACAGCGGTAACCGGAATTGACTGTAATCGGTTTTCCGTACCATTCACGGAGCGGGTCAAGCACATTGTCGGCCAGGGCTTTCAGGTTACCCGCCTCCTGAAGAGGCGGTGTATTCTTGATTCCATGAGCGTCGGCGGTGGTACTGGCACAAAGTTCACCCATTGTAAAGTGTTTCATACCTCATTCCTCCTTATGCTTCAAGTTCTTCACCGGCTGCCGGATCTTCCTGCAACTTTTCTTCCAGACCGTTTACACCTTTTTCTCCTCCTTCAGACATAGCCATAGCCATTTTAGCGGCTTCAGCTTCACGGCGTATAGTAGCCCAGTTCTTGTCTGCTTCCACTTCCTGGTCGGATGTCTGTGCGGTCGCTCCGTCGTAACTGTAGATAGCACCGATAGCCTCCATCTTCTTCGGAAGTACGATGTAGTAGTGGCGGAAGTTCACTTCGTTCTGCTGGTAGTCCGGGTTGGTCTGTGCGTCGCGGTAATACATCTTGGTGCTTCCCTGTGCACGGAACACACGCTTGGTGTAGAAACAGAAGGATGCCTGATGGTCGGTTCCCGAAGGCGAGTTCTTGAACGGAACTTTTGTGCCTTCCTTGGTGAAGTACGGACAGTTCTCGAATTCATACACCTCGAAGCCGTACATGTTGGCAATCTTTCCGGTTGTGTAGTTATAATACTGGTCGCGGAACTTCTGGTCGTCTTCCAGCAAGTCGTTCACGTGATCCGAGCAGAGCACCAGACGGCGGCCTGCAGTGGGAACCTGCAAGGCATCCAGCTTGCGTTTCAGCGCGATAATATCCTTTCGGGTACATTTCTTTCGTCCGTTGTCATCTTCACCGGAAGTAGGCACTACCGGAGTTTTCGCCGTATTGCTGTTCGGAGCCAGTGCATGGGCCGCTTTCTTGAATTTGGCGATGGTAATGGCGTCGCCGTGACGTTCGATTACACTGCCCATCTTGTCGTAGGAGATGGCAAAGAGCTGGTCGTCCGATACGGCAGTTTTCTTGGTCTGGAACTTGTCAAGGCCCAGTGCGATATCCCCGTCCTCCAGTTCCTGTGCGGCGATGGGATACGTCGTGTTGTTAATCAGCACATCCGGATCTCCGCCCACATCTACCAGATGCACCACTTCATTGTTCACCGCAGCCGAATAATCCGATACTCCGTCCAGCCAGGAGGCGGTCATTCCTCCGCGGAGCTGCTTCACCAGCTCGCCCGTCCACACTTCGGTATAGACACCTTCCAGGGCGGCACCTTTCGGAAGGAACTTGCCCAGTGCTATCGGAAGCACCACGCCCACAATCAGTCCCCAGAATCCTGCGCCCGGTACTCCAAGCAGAAAGAGGATAACGATACTCATCAGCACATTCACCAGTGTGCCGGTTACGAATTTTACGATTTCTTTTCTCATGTTCGTGTTTTAATTTGTGTTCAACAATCAGTTAAGTTCCGGACAGTCCACACCGTATTCAGCCTTGTACAGCCTGCGGTACTGCTGCGGATCGTTCTTTCGCATCAGTTTCAGTTCCTCTGCCGGAACTTCGCTCAGTTTCGTCCAGTCGCCTGCCGCCTGCGAGGTACTGCGGTTCAGCATCATCGACGGCTTTACCATGCCATGCATAGCTTCAAAGGTCAGTTTCAGGCTTTCCTGGCCTACCTTCTTCCCCAATTCGATAAAGTGGGCTTTCTTCCCTGCTTCAATCTTTCCGGAAGTTACGGCTTCTTCTACCAGCTGGGTAATGCCCGACAGACGCAAGGTCTCCAGTTCCTTTTCCAGCTTCTCCTTTTCGGTACGCAGCGTCGCGTTGGCCGTCTGGTAGCCGAGCAACACATTAATCTGTTTCTGCACTTCCGGCAGTGTGGCGGTGTTCGCCAGCCCCAGCATCAGGGCGATGGTTTTCAATTGTTCGTTCATTGTTTGTAATGTTTTGTTTTCATTAAAGCTTTCCTTCAATAGTGGCAGGTCGCATCCGCCTCCTGCATCCAGCCTGAGTTCCCGTCCCTCGTAAGAGAGCCGGATGTTGTCGTCGTTTCCGCCGATGTCCACCATGCTGTATTCCATCAGCTTGCAACGGGTTACGGTAGGACGGGTTTGTCCGGGTTTCAGCAAGGCAGCGTCTTCGCTTGTTTCCAGTATCTCGAAGTTGGGCGAACCCATACGTAGCGTGCCCTTTTCCCATTGCTGCTTTGCCAGACGCGATTCTTCGCGTACCTCATCAAACCAGGGTTCGCCGGTCACTTCTCCATCCGCTACGCGTATGTCCTTGATCATTCCTATTACCACGCCCCGCTGGTGCATCCAGAGCAGTACGGGATTCCGGTTAAACTGCGTCAGGTCGATGCCTTCGGTACGGATCCACGTGCCGTAGCAGTTCAGCGTTTCGTTCGATATTCTGATTCGTTTTGCCATTTTTCCGTTCGTTTGCCGCAAACTTACTCTGCCTTTCCCGTCCGGGCAAAAAAGTGTGTAACGGTTGCAAGGAAGTGCGTAACCTGTACACTGTTCTCTGTAACGCTTGCATCCCTTTTTCCTGAATGCACGAAAATGGATGAACTTTGCCTTAAACGAATATTAAATACAAGGTAAAACATGGCTAAAAACGACACAAAACAGGAACTGGCACGGGTGCTCTACATGAGCGGACTTTCGCAGGAAGAGATTCTTCAGAAAGTGGAAGTGAGCCGTCAGACACTCAGCCGGTGGATCAATACCTTGGGCTGGAAAGAAATGAAGGCGGCACGCAACATTACCCGTCCGGAACTGGTAAACAAGCTGCTGTCTTCCATCAATTCCCTGCTCGACAAGGCGAACGAGCCGGGCAACGAGGATATGCTGGCCAGCCTGGGAGACAAGCTGATCAAGACGGCCACGGCCATCGAGAAGCTGGAGAAGAAAGCCAGCGTGGTAGACCGCATCGACACGATGATCGACTTCGAGAACTGGCTGGCGGCCAACCGTGACAAGTATCCCCAGCTGACCAACGAACTGTTCCAGCTCGTGAACCAGCTGCACAACGATTACCTGAATGAACTCTTCGCCCAGAAAGGAGGCTAAGTATGACAGAGCAGGAAAAGAAAGAAGCCCTGAAACGATGGCAGGAACACTGCAAGCGGGTGGAACGGATGACCTCGCAGGAACGGGTGGAAACCGAAGCAGAACGCAAGCGGAACATCGCCCGTGCCCTGAAGGATTACGACTGTTTCTGCCAGCGCTACCTTTCGCACTACTGCCAGTGCCCGAATGCCCGGTTCCACAACGAGGCGGCACGCTACATCGCCGCACATCCGGAACTGCGTCTGGTCTGCAAGTGGCCGCGCGGTCATGCCAAGTCGGTACACCTGGACATCGGCATCCCGCTCTGGCTGAAATTCCGGAGTGAGCTGCATGTCATGGTACTGGTGGGCAAGAGTGAAGACAGCGCCGACGGCCTGCTGGGCGACCTTCAGGCAGAACTGCAATACAACCAGTACATCATCCGGGACTTTGGCGAACAGTACAACAGCGGCATGTGGCAGGAAGGCGAATTTGTCACCAAAGACCAGTGCGCCTTTTTCTCCCGAGGCCGTGGCCAGTCGCCCCGTGGTCTGCGTTTCCGGGAGATGCGTCCGGACTACATCGTGGTGGACGACCTCGACGACGATGAGATGTGCCGGAGCGAAGCCCGTGTACGGGAAATGACCAACTGGATAAAGGAAGCCCTGTTCGGCTGCTTCGGAGGCAAGGACGGGCGTTTCATCATGGTGGGTAACCTGATTTCCAAAAACTCCGTATTGCAGAAAATCATTGACACGCCGACCGTAAAGACCATTGAGGTGAACGCCATCGATCGCAACGGGAATCCTGCCTGGCCGGAGTTCTACACCATCGAGAAACTGCGCGACCGCGAACAGTTCATGGGCTACCGCTCGTTTCAGAAGGAATACATGAATAATCCCATCACCGAGGGAGCCGTGTTTCAGGAACGGTGGATACGCTGGCGACCGATGCTGAAACTGAAATACTACGAGCAGATAGTGCTCTACATCGACCCTTCGTGGAAATCTTCCGGAAAGAACGACTACAAGGCCGCCGCCATGATAGGTCGTCCCAGGCGTGGATTGAAAACCGCCTCCCACCGGGAACTGCATCTGCTGCGTACCTTCTGCCGCCAGTGCAGCGTGGGCGAAATGGTGCGTTGGCTCTACGATGTCTACGAGTCACTGCCTGAGGATGCGGCGGTCAGTATCTACATGGAAGCCAACTTCATGCAGGACACCATCCTCGACGAGTTCCAGCGTGAAGGCGACGCACGGGGCTACCAGCTTCCCATCATGCCGGACAAACGGAAGAAGCCCGACAAGTTCGCCCGTGTGGAGGCTATTAGCCCACTATGGGAACGTGGCTACTTCTTTTATAACGAGAAGCTGAAAGAAGACCCCGACATGCGGGCCGGAATCGACCAAACACTGGCTTTCGAACAGGGAAGCCGTGCACACGATGACTTCCCCGATGCCAGTGAGGGAGCAATTTATAAATTACAGAAACAAACCCGTGAGGCTTCGTTCACACCCCGACTGGGTGTAAGGCGGCCTCCTAAAAATTCCTGGTAATTATGTTTATCACCGAACAAGACTACATACAAGTCAGTGCCGATGCACTGAGAATCATCCAGCAGGCTACGGACGACAACCGTCTGCTGGCCGAACGCCGTGCCATGGACCGGATAGCCAGCTACCTGGACGGACGCTATGACATGCAGGCAGCCTTCACCGCCGAAGGCGAAGCAAGGAACCTCGATCTCGTGGGACTGGTGGCCGACCTGGCACTTTACTTCATGGTGCTCAGCCTGCCGCAGAAAATGGGGTATGAAATCCGAAAGGAACAGTTTGAAAACGCCATCGCCTACCTGGAGAAGGTTCAGTCAGGCAAGGCGGTCATGAACCTGCCCGAACTGCAACCCACGGGCGAGGAAGGAGAACAGACCGGTGCCGGCATACGCTACGGCTCCGACAAACGTAACAACTATATCTGGTAACGATTATGGCAAAGAAACCGAAAATAGAATATCTCAACCGGATGAATGCCGCCGAAAGACGGCGCATCAAGGAAATGAGCGTCAAGCTCCAGCTGCTTACCGAAGCACTGACACGGCGCGACCTGGCCGACTGGCGGCGTGCATGGCAGATGGCCATCAACGTGGACAACCCCAACCGTACACGCCTGCTGAATCTTTATACCGATGTGGATGCCGACCTGCACCTGACCGGATGCGTGCAACAGCGCATGGGATTCGTATTGAACAAGAGTTTCAAGCTCTGCGACGCGAAGGGTGTGGAGAATCCGGAACTGACGGAACTGCTGGAAGCTCCCTGGTTTAAGGAGTTCCTGCGGCTGGCACTGGAAAGCAATTACTACGGTCATTCACTTATTGAACTGGGCGACGTGGTGGAAGTGGACGGACGGATGGCCTACAACCGGGTAAGTCTGATTCCCCGTACTCATGTCATTCCCGAATACGGAGTCATCATCACCCACGAAAACGACACCTGGCAGGTGGGCTACGACTACCGGAACAGCGAGATGAAAGACTGGTGCATCGAAGCCGGAGGCACGCATAATCTGGGCCTGTATCTGAAATGCGCCCAGCAGACCATTCCTAAAAAGAACATGTGTTCGTTCTGGGATATGTTCGGAGAAATATTCGGTATGCCGCTGCGAGTGGCGACTACCACCAGCCGCGACCCGAAGGAATACGACCGTATTGAACGGATGTTGCGTGACATGGGAGCAGCCGCTTACGGCTTGTTCCCCGAAGGAACTACCGTCGACCTGAAGGAAAGCACCCGTGCCGATGCGTTCAATGTGTACGACAAACGCATCGATCGCTGTAACTCGGAAATATCGAAAGGAATCCTTACTGTGACCATGACCATGGAAGACGGTGCTAGCCTTTCGCAGAGCGAGGTGCACCGCAAGATGCTGGAAAACCTGATTCAGAAAGATGCTGACCTTATTCGTGATCTGGTGAACTGGCAGCTTATTCCCCGCATGATCCGTCACGGATTCCCGCTGAAAGGGTTCCGATTCGCATGGGATGAGTCGGTAGATTATACCCCCGAACAGCAGGTGGCCTACGAACGTCTGCTGCTGGAGCACTACGAAGTGGAACCGAAATACTTTGTCGACAAATACAACATCCCGCTGAAACGGAAGAAAGACACTTCCTCCATTGCGGTTCCGGATGTGAAGAAAACGGCACAGCAGAAGTCCGGAAAGGAAGAACAGAAACTGGCATTGCCGGAAGGGGAACACGTTTTTTTCGACTAAGCCCCGACGATTATAAGGGGCTGCATCAGCGGTACGCCGGAATCTTGAAACTAGTGGATAGGGAAGAGAACGGAATGGAAAACGAAATAGAGTTCCCCGCCCTGGAAGCCGGATGGATGCTGCTCATGGGATGGCTTTATCAGCAGGCAGAAGTATCGCCCGAAAGCCTGACTGCCGAAGAGGTGCAGCGTTTCATCCGTACCCATTCCGATGTACTGGACGAAGCGGTAGACACCGCCCTGAAGGAAGTCCCGCTGGACGATATATCCGTGCAACGCCTGAAGGAATCGAACTACGTGTTCAGCGGCATCAAGACCTTCCACGAACTGAACGAGGCTTTCCCCTCCCTGCTGGATGATGAAGGAAACCGCAAGCCGTTTAATCAGTTCTTAAATGAGGTTCAAAAGGTACATGACACCTACAACGTGCAGTACCTGCGTACGGAATACAACTCCGCCCAAACGTCCGCCCTGATGGCTGCGCGGTGGAAGAAATTCGAGCAGGACGGCGACCGATATAACCTCCAGTACCGCACCGTGGGCGACAAGCGGGTACGTCGTACTCACCGGATGCTGCATAACATCACCCTTCCGATAACCAGCCCGTTCTGGGACAAATATTTTCCGCCCAACGGATGGGGATGCCGATGCACCGTGGTGCAGGTACGCAAGGACAAATACCCCGTGAGCAACGAGCAGGAAGCCATGAACCTGGGCAGTCAGGCCACCGCCGGAAAGTATCAGGAAATGTTCATGTTCAACCCCGGCAAGCGGATGACCACCTTCCCGGCATACAACGGCTACACCTTGCGCAAATGCAACCAGTGCGAAGTACGTCCAGACAAGATGAAGCTGGCAGCCGACATTCCGGACAATGAGGTATGCCGGGCGTGCAGGCTGCTTCAAGAAATGCGTGCCGGAAAAGAGCGGTTGCAGGAACAGCGTAAGGCTGTCCGTCAGTGGGCCAAAGAGAATCTGGTCGGCAAAACCGTGCTGGTGCAGGGAATACAGAATCCGGTGGAATTCACCTCAAACGGAATCAAGGAAGCATTGAACCAGCCCCACAAGTATGTAAGGGCAAAGAATGAAGCTGTCTACAACCTGATTTATCTGCTGAAAGATGCCGAACACGTATTGGAACGCCCGGATGAAAAAGGAAATCCCATGGTCATGAAATATCATTACCTGCGCATCCGTATAGCCGATGAGGATTCCTTTGTCGTAATCAGGGAACTGGTGGACGGGAAGTGTCAGTTCTATTCCATCGTGGAGAAGCTGAAAAAAAGAAAAGAGAGCGACTGAAGCCTTTAGTGAAGGATCTGCAATCCAACCCAGTACCTCAAGTCACTCTCTCTCTTGCAAAGATACGATTAATTCATTAAAAAACAATGCATAATGGATAATAATAAGACAACGACAAAAAAAGAGACGAAGTTCAACGATTACGAAGGATTTGTTGAAAAATTCAAACCTAAAAAAACAACAGATGATTGCTACACACCTTCTTACATTTATGACGAAGTAATAGGATGGCTTATAGACAATGGACATATAGACAACACTCAGAAAATAGTACGCCCGTTCTGGCCTGGTGCAGATTATCAGGCAGCAGATTATCCGGACGGATGCGTGGTGGTAGACAATCCTCCATTCTCTATTTTGGCAAATATAAAGAGATGGTTTCAGGATAAAGGAATAAGATTCTTTCTGTTTGCTCCGCATCTCACACTGTTTGAAGCATATTCTCCTGAACATACATACATTGTTACCAATGCCAATATCATGTATGAAAACGGCGCGACAGTTTTAACCGATTTTGTCACTAACATACCCTCATTTTCAGGATGTGGAATTATGTGCGCATCTTCTCTTAGAGAGCGTATAATTCAAGTTCAAAATAAGCAAACGAAAAAGTTGAAAAAAAACAAGTATGCTTATCCTGACAATTTGATTACCACGTCTGTTATTGCCTCATTGCTGAAAGGAGGAAAAGACATTGTCATACCACATGCTGAAATTTCATACACAAGAAGGCTGGATGACCAGATTCACACAAAAAAATCAATATACGGTAATGGATTCCTCTGCTCGAACAGGATAGCACAACTCATTAAAACCGAAAAAGAATACGCATACATCCTAGACATAGAAAATAAAAAAGCCGAATGTATTGAAAAGGAAAAACAAACTATCCGGTTTTCTCTTTCTGAACGTGAAAAGGAATTGATAGAATCTTTATCTGATGAATGAAAGCAAAAAAATAACAAACGACCTCCAGCGGCGCATCAACCTACTGGTAAGGGAGACGCTGAAGGATATACGGACGGAAGCATTGGAAGAGTTTGACCGGAACTTTGAGCGCGAAGCCTTCTTCAACCAGAAGTGGGCACGCCGCAAGTTTAACGACGACAAGAGCCGGGGGCTGCTCGTCCGTACCGGGAACCTGCGACGTAGCATCACGGGACGCATCACCAGCCGCGACAGCGTGGTGATTGAAACCACCGAACCGTATGCCCGGATACACAACGAAGGAGGCACCATCACCGTAACACGGAAGATGAAGGCTTATTTCTGGTACCGCTATCAGACCGTGACCGGTGGAAAGGCTGCCGACGGATTCAGCAACAACCTGCAACGAAAGAAAAACGGCACACCGCGCAATAACAAACGAAACCGTGCCCTTACCGCCGAAGCGGAGTTCTACCGCGCCATGGCCATGAAAAAGGCAGGCAGCAAAATCACCATACCCCGACGGCAGTTCATCGGCAACCATCCCGACCTGGAAAAACTGCTGAAAGAAATCTTTTACAATAACGCTAAAAACTTTGACACACTATGAGAAGAATGCTTTATCTCGGCCTGACCGAAGCTCTGAAAGAACTGAAAGACGATGGCGGACAGCCGCTTATCCGACACATAGACCTGTGGAATGAGCAGGTGGAATTCATCGAGCAGGAAGACCCGTTCGACACCCCGGCGGTGTTTATCGAATTCCGGCCCGTACAGTGGCGCACGCTGGGAGGAACCACCCAGCAGGCAGACGTTCCGTTCCGGCTGCATGTGGTTACGAAATGGAAAGGGAGCGCAAGGAACGGGAGTATGTTTCAGGAGGAATCGCTGGAGCGCTTCGATTTGCTGGACAAGATTGATGCGCACCTGTTCAACTTCTTTCTGTCTGCCCGGAATGAATCTGTCTGCATGACCCGACGCACGGGCAGCAGCACCAACCATAACCACGAGGAGCTGGTGGAAGACATCAGCGATTTCACCTGTCAGGTCACACAGACCTATTAGAAAAGCGTCAGCTGCCGTTCTGCCTGGGCGATGCGTTCCGTCACGCGCGGATCGGCGCTGGCATTGATGATGTTATAGAAAGTCTTTTCGCAGATGCGGTACTTCGGCCAGATGTAACGACGAAGGATTTCCCGGTTCGAAAGCCCGCTCCGTGCATGCTCATCATAAATGCGTACTATTTCCTGCACGCGGAAAGCATAGCTCATTCCCACTATTTTCTGACGGCTGTTCTTTACCATATCATCCTGCTGACTTTATCGCAAAAGTACAAAAAAAAGCGGACATTATCCCATTCACGCACATAATAACTGCTATTACGACAGTATGGCCTTGTACTGCCGTAGATTTGTACTGTCATGACAAGTTAACCACATTTTTACAAACATTAAAAAAAGACAAACACATGGCAATCAATTATTCTATTGCGGCATACAAGAAACCTGGAGATTTGGAAGGCGAAGCTAAATTCTACGCCAAGGCACAGGCAAGCGGAACTGTTGACATCAACGAACTTGCTGACGATATCGCCTATAGTACTACTCTGACGGACGGTGACGTGCTGAACGTGATCCGTGCGCTGATCAAGCAGATTAACCGTCATATCGCCAAAGGGGAAATTGTGAAACTGGAGAATCTGGGTACTTTTCAGGCGCAGATACGCAGTAACGGAGCAGATGTCCCAGACGAATTCAACGAAAGCTACATCCGTCAGGTACACCTTCAGTTCCGACCGGGACTGGGCTTGCAAAGCACGCTGGCGCTGGAGAACCTTCAGTTTAAGAAGGTGAAATCGTACAAGGAGCTGGAAGGCGAATAATTTACCGCCGGAAAAATGATTCATTACCCCGCGGAAACAGGACGTTTACCGCGGGGTAATTTTTGCAGTAAAAAAATTATTTGTATCTTTACCTATTATGAAAGCGATATACCTTACAGACCTGGCTCAGCAATATTTTCCTAAATCCAGTACCCGGAGTGCCGTAGCGCAGCTTCGCCGCTGGATAGTGTTGAACGAAGACTTACAGCAACGGCTTACCGAACTACATTTCCATAAAGGACAACGAAGCCTGACTCCCTTGCAGCACGAAGCGATATGTCATTTCCTTGGAGAACCGGGCGAATAATATACAGCAATCCCCGGCATCGGTTTTCGGTGTCGGGGATTTTTGTGTCAGTCTTCAATGTAATTATCTTTTTGAAGTAATTCTCTCATCACCTTATCACGGTGAGCTTTACTTACGTAATCATCATATTTTTTCCATGACCTTGGATTTGACTTACTCTTGTACTTTATGTGAGGCTTTGGAGTGTCCATCCTTCTGAGAATGACATATCCTGCTTTACATACTCTCTCTTGATCGTTTGCGTTCATAATTATTTTTTGATTATGTCCATAATTGTTATTTTCAAATCTCGCTCCAACTCCCGCATCATGTCAGTGGTTTCAGTGTTTTCTACATCGAAGCAGATGCCCAGGTATTCGGGGCTCTGCTTCGAACGCTGCACCTTCAAGTCGCATGGGCGGCTGTGCTTGATCCAAACGAACATGAACTGACTGATTATGCTGTAATGGACTTTCGCCGCCACCCTGCGAGGCTTGAACAGATCAAGGTTCTGGTTCTGCATAGGGTTCAATCTGTTTGATTACTGTTCCGCTGAGCCAGATACGTCCGCTGCCCTGGCATTGCGGACACACTTTCTGTTCGGGGTACTGATGCTGCAAATCTTTTTCTGCATACACGGTCACTGTGCCGGTTCCTCCGCACTGGCGGCAGAGGCATACGCGGCGATGGATATAGGTCTTTTCTGTTTTCATCTTCTGTCTGCATTTTCAAATTCGGGTTTCACATCGGGTTCCGCTTTGTAAGGATACACGTCCATAATGGCGGTTTCCTGTACGGAGGCTATCACGTAGTCGGCCAAAGTGCCTTTCATACCTTCATCCAGCTTCTTGATGGCATCGCGAAGATCGGAAGCCTGTACCAGCACATTAAAGGATGTACGCTTTTCTGCTCCGCTCTTTTCGTCGAGTGTGATAAACCAAAGTTTGCACTTATACCAGATACAGGCAGACTCCTCTTCGCTTGGGAACAGTTCGTTGTAGTTTGCTTTAGCAACTCCAGCCACTTCGAACTCGCCGCTGATAAACGGTGTCATTTCTTCGATAATACGGCTTTCGGCTTCTGTGAAGCTGAGAGCGTCTACCAGATAGGGTTCTGTTACTTTTTTCTGCATTCCGTTTTCCATTGTTTTCTCATAACGGATTTTGCATGTAAACCAATTGTGCATCATAATTCTTCTATTTTTGTTGATTGTTTAAATATTACGTTAGTGTGATCTCTTCTCGAATCGTCCATACATTCAAGTCCTTTCCCGTAGCAGCTTATGGCGTGCTCAAAAAACCAGCATCCGTTGCAAGGGTCTTCCGGGTCTTTCACCTCGACTACTTCGAGCGCATGTCCGTGCCAGGTGAACGTTTCTCCTAATTCGTGCTCCATGAGTCTTTTATTTTTTTGATTAGTTCATCCCATCCTTTCCGTGCCATTCGTGGTTCCATCCAGCAGAGCCAGCCAAGTATTCCGAATATTCTTCCTGTAAAATTCAGAATGAATCCAAGGATAACCAGCGGCCCTATAATGACAGAAAAGGCTGTGAAAAGAATGATTTGTGTACGTTTATTCATTATTCGATGTAATAAGATGTTATTACCAGATTGCTTCGCATTACTATCAGAGATAACCGGTTATCATCTTCTCCGAGAAATACATGAATGGAAGCCCGGCGTGCTTGTTTCTCATCTTTCAGATTCTCTATACACCCTTCCATAATCATTTTCAGGCGAAGGAATTCATCACGGGTTGGTTCCAGCTCTCTGTCCTGAGTTACACGGGTCATGTACTCGTGCAGCTTTTTCATCCAGCGCGGCCATTTGTCGCGCCGGATGTTTGTCTTAAAAGTAAGTTCAGCCATAATTCTTTTTCTTCCATCCATTAAGTTGATAAACCTTATCCCGTGCTGCCTCTTTGGAACGGCACTCCGCAATGGGAGTGCCTATACACGTAGAATCCGTGTATTCATTACGATACACAATCCAAAGATTACCGCGACGGAGATAACTGTACTTAGGCCGTTTGGACCGCATCGCTTTCCTTTTTTGGTTCTACGTAGAAAGATTCATCCTGCACCACCTCTACGCCGATGTGGGCGAACTGTTCCGCAACTTCCGGTACGTCACGGTCGGCCAGCAGCTTGTCTTTTGCCAGTTCCTCCGTGGTGCGGATATAATCAGGAAGAAACTCTTTGCAAAGGTTCGTCACAGCTGCCCAGGTGAAGCCTTTCCGGTTTTTCAGTTTCGGGTTACCTGTGCGGAATCCGATGATACCGTGTGCCGATTCCAGACTTTTCTTTTTGCTGAACAGCGTATCCTTGTTTTCGGTGGCGTAGGTCTGCATCACCTCAAAGGTACGGTCTTTCGTTTCATTCAGCTCGGCCAGCTGGTCGGCGTACTTCTCACGAATCTTCGTCATTTCCTGGTCCATCTTTGCTGTGAGTGACTGGGCCTTTGCGTCGGCCATAGCGAATTCTGCAAATGCCTGTTCGTACTGTTCGCGGCTTACTCCGCTGATTACTGTTTTCTTTGTTCTTTTTGCCATCTTAATTAAGTTTTAATTGTTATTTAAATTCTGTATAGCATAAGCGTATTTTTGCATCTGGATTAAGGGCTTGTACTATCCTTCTTAAATTCGTGATAGAGTCTGTTCTCCAACATATACGAATACTTTTACTCGGCTTGTCTGGATAGTAATAAAGAATTCTCCATACAATATATTTCTTTCTGTTACTCATCTCTCATATCCTCCATTGCTGCCATGTCATATTCCATCTTCAGAGCTTCGTCTGCCTGCTGTCCGCAGAAGTTTTCTAGTTCCCGCAGGATGAGTACCTGATCGGCGAAGTCAAACTTCTGCATGCAGTTCATAATGTCATTCTGGATTTGTTCGATTGCCTGTTCCATGGTTATTCCTCGTTTGATTTACTATCCTTGTAATCTTTCACTACCGGGCTACCAATCAGCTCGCGTCTGCTGTAATACACGCTACGTCCTTTCTGATATCCCGTTATCAGCCCTTTGTTTGCCCATCTTTTTATAGTGGTTTTACCACATCCAATCAACCGGCATGCATCGGCTTGACCTATCAGGTCATCGGGAGCTTCTGATATATCCTTTCTAGGTGCTTTCTCCAAAGAACCGACTCTGAGTCCCAACCTTCTTTCTATACGATCTAACCTGCGCAGGAGCTTCTTGTATTCCGAGAGGCTCAATGTAATGGTTTCTTCTTCCTCTTCTGGTTCGTCCTCCAAGTCCGGACAAATGGCACTGATACCGATCTTTCCGGCAAGGAACTGGGCTGCGTCCCGTGCGGCATAGAATAGCGTTTCGTTTCGTTCGTCTTCCTGCACGTCACGTACATATTCATTGAATACCCATGTTTCGCTGCGCTTCATTTCCAGCACTTCCACCTGTATTCGGCTCGCTGCGTCTGTATAAGCCTTCAAGTGCTCTATTGCCCGATTTATTTCTGATTGTTTTCTCATTTCTCCTCCTTTCTTGCCATTGCCTCAAACTGTCGTTTCACTTCTTTTAGTTCTGCCAGCGACATTTCCGTCAGGTTCTTGCGGAATTTGCTGCGTGTGCGGCAGAACTGGTTTATCTTCGCTTTGTTCATTTCAAAATCCTCCGGTGTTTCGTTCGTATAGTTACGGTTCAGGCAGGAAATACGAAACGAAAGGGAGAATATCTGTTTCACTAGGGCACGCGCCTCCTTGCGAACGCGGTCGGCTGACTCCTTGTTGAAGCGGCTAAGAAGCAGTGCGGCTTCTTCTTTGGTTAGCCCTGCAGTGCTGTCGGTGCGGCCAGAAGTAAACTGGCTGATAAACCCGTGACGGTCTTCTTCACTGAACCCCATCTTGTGAAACTGGGCTTGCAGTGCCTTGATCTGCTGCGGGGTTACGGGGCGTTCTTTCATTGTTGTTTTCATGATTGTATGTGTTAGATTATTCTTCTCCGTGATATTGCCGGGCTTTCTCCGGCACAATGTCATAGTAACCGACGGGACCGATAAACCGACCCTTGGAAAATGCCCTGAAGCCTTCCACATAGATTTTCAGGCTGGCATCGTACATCACTCCTTTGGCAGCGCGTCCGTTGGGAAGTTGTCCTTCTGCATGGCTGATAAAAATGAGCAGCTTTCGCTTGTGTCTTTCCTTGAAGTCGATGTACTGTCGGTAAGTCATTCGGGTGTACTGGAAAGAGTCGATTACCACGATATCGGGGCTTTTCTGTCGGCAAAGTCGGATGCTGAGTTCATCCATATCCTCGTTATCGATAAGCAGGAACTTCTTGTTGACTTCCATCATTCCTGTACGCCTGATGGCATCCTGCATAGTGCGACAAGCACCTTCCTCCATGCTATCGTAGGCCACGCGCCCAAACCGACACAAATACTTACAGAGCTGGAGGGCAAAACTGGTCTTTCCGCTACCGGAGTTTCCCCAGATAATCCAGACTCCTCTGCGTTCCGGAGTGCCGAAAGCATCATACCAGGGCCCATCAAAATCCATCACGTCAAACTTCATGGAAAGAAGTTCACGAACACCCTTCGCATTGCGGTCGAAAGTGAACTTCTTGCGTGGGGGCGGTGTAGTTTCCTCTCTATTCATTGTTGCCTCCTTTCTTCAGGCGGGCTTCAATCATTCTCTTCTGTCGGTGAATGCATCGTTTCACGCGGCGAAGGTCGTTATCGCTTCGCTTGGCATCCTTCAGCACCTCTTCTATATCGGCACGGTCGGTCAAGTTGTTGGCCTGACAGATAGCGTAGATGTCATTCTGATCAGTTGGTGAAACATCAAAGAAACGTCGTCCGATGCGGCTGTTGATTTCCTTGTAACCTTTCTTGTTGTATCGAAGCCCGGCTTCCATACGGCGCTTGATATAGTCCGTGCTAAGGAATACAATCCCTGAGTGTCCTTCAAGACGATTGTATATACTGATAAAGTAATTAAATACACTGTCTGTCAGCTTGTCGCCTTCATCGAACACTAGCAGCGGGTTCCCAAGGAAAGAAATCATGCTGATAGCGTTCTCCAGCATGTCACGAAGGTTAGTCGTGTCGGTAGGTGCGCCTACCTGCTTGGCTATCTCACGCACAAAGTCGCTCCGGCGCATATCTTCCGAACAAAGTATGTAGAACACATTGCGGTGCGTACGGCGATATTCGATGGCTGCCGTAGTCTTACCGCATCCGGCATCTCCCACAACCCATGTCACGTTCTTGTATGCCTGTGCGTCGGTCAGCGCATAAGTAATTTCCTTAAAAGTCTTTCCCTCGTGCAGCGTCCAGGAATCAAACGCAAATCCAATCTGAACCGCGATACGTGTAAACATATCGTCGCTGATCAGTTCATATTTCCCGTTACAAAGCTGACTCACCGTGGCTGCACTTACGCTCTGAAGACTTTCTGCCGCACGGTTGCGGGTCGGGTAATTTTCACAATAAGCAATCAGTGCGCTGCGCACCTGTTCTTTCATTTCTGTTGTTAATCCTTTCATTGTTTAATAGGTATTTAAGTATCGTTTAATCAATCAGTTAGAATTTTCTCAAACTATCCAGTTCATCGAACGTAGTGTTCGATACTTTCTTTGTCCAGTCACCGGCTGAGGCGAGAGTCAGCGGTTCGTCTGCCAGTACAGGCTCTTCCGGAATGTCCGTGTCGGGCATCTGTACCGGAGCTTCCAGTGTGCCTTTCTTCATTTCCTCACGGTATCCGTCAAGCTGCTTTTCGCTCACCGCAACCGGACGCGGAATGCGGAGCTGGGTGTATGCCTCGCTCATGGCTTCCTCCATAAACAGATCCTCTTGTGCGATGTGCATGGCTGCACGTGTGCGGCGGTTGGCATCCAGCTGCGCAAACAGATAAGCGTTTTCCTCGTCGGTTCGTTCCTGAGTGGCACGGTGGATAGTGACTTTCGGAGTTGCGATGGCCGCATACTTGGCACCCGTGTCAGTCACCGCCCAAAGTTCGATGCGGGTCATATCCTCTGGATCGTAGCGATATAGGAACTGACGGCCCACGTTCTGCAGGTGGAAGTTCATATCTACCAGCCCGTCGTCGCCATACACCATGTAGCTGTATTCCAGTTTGTTCATGCGGAAGTTGAAACCTTCCTTGGTGTATTGCACCGGAGCCTGAGAGAACAACATGAAGATTTCGTGTGCTTCGTAATCGTCGAGCGGCTGTGCCTGTGGGTTCTCTATGGCTGTCTGCATTTCCATGCGAGTCATGCCGGTGGGGCTGGTAGGATGCTGCATCGAGTTCCATTCTTCGCGGCAGTCGGCATACTGCTGTTTCAGTTCCTCCAGTGTAGGCAGACGGTCGATGTTCGCCATTACCAGGTCAATATTGGCACGGCTTGAAAGCTTCTTTGCCGTGATGTTCTGACCGGTGAAGTTGTAAAGCTTGTGAAGTACCTGCTGCTGGAATCGTCCGAAAGCGGACTCGATGGATTTACTCTGACCGTTGTGCGGCATGGTGGTCTTGTGTAAGTGACAGAGCTTCTTGAAGAATCCCTGCGAAGCCAGTTTCTTGTGTCCTCCCTGATTATCGGTCACTATCTCGTAAGGCTTCACCTTCCAGGTCTGGAGTGCCATGCGGTACGCCATGTACTGGTTGTAGAAGTTTTCGCCGTCACCGATATAGTAACCAAGGAACAGTTCCGTGCAGGCATCCATCACCTCGTACACATCCGTGGTTCGTGCTACCCATCGCTTCTGCCTGTCGTCGTAGGCACGGTAATAAAGGTTTATCTTCGTACCGTCGGAGTACCACAGCGAGTTCGGCATCTGCGGCATTATCGTATCGAAGGTTGGCATATACTTGTTCTTGAACTCCCGTTCGCCGTTCACCGCCGCATACCACCACACCATCACAGCCGGATCGTTCAGATATGTGTGCATCGTGGTAGGACTCTTGATGGTTTTCAGCCCGCGAAGCACCGCCTGACGGTTGTATTCATCGAATAGCTGCATATCTGTGTAGACAGGGAACTTGCTCCGGCGGAGCTTCAGCAGAAGAGCACCTTCAGCTTTTCCGATGCGGCGTGCAGCACTGTTGCCCAGGTTACCGCTTACCAGCACCACATATCCCTCTCTCTTGTAAGCATTGAACTTCTCGCGCAGACGGGCCGGATTCTTCGGCAGTGTGTGACCTGTGATTTCGCGAAGACGCTCACAGCATATCAGCACGCTGCTCCATGTTTCTGCACGACGGGAGAAACCACCTTTGGCGTGTTCTACACTGCGTGCCTTTTCTGTGCGTACCATTTCGTTCATCACTTGGGCGTTCAAGATATATTCCAGTTGCCGGGATGGCTCGATACGCGGTTCAAACTCCTTGAAGAATCGTACCGCATCGGCATCGAAGCGGATCTGTGTGTTGATGTACTTTTCCTGCTCACGCTGTTTCATTTCTTCGTATGCATTCTTGAATGTGTCATCGTATGCTGCACGGAGCCGTTCCGGCATGGAGCGGTAGGCAATAAGGGCCTCGCGTCCGTTACCTCCCCGCTGGAGGAGGGTAAGCTTGCCTTCACGTACATACTTGTCGTAAGTGGGCTTGCTGATAAGCTCCGTAAAGCTGACGCATAATGTGTTTCCGTACATTTCCATGATTAATTCGTTAAGATTGTAGTCCGGCTCCGGGGCTTGAACCCGGACGGCAGCCACCTGATGAAGTTCTGCAAGCCGTGTGTGATTCATTCCTTTTTCTGTGCTTCTTTATCTTCTCTGTCCAACCGTATTGCAGCAGGAATAAGTGCCAGAATGAGAATGACAGTTATAATCAGGTTCATTGTGCCGTCTGTCAACCGGTTCAGGATTGCGGCTGCCAGTATCAGCAGCAGATAGCGCGTGGTAGTATTGATTCGTTTCATGATTCTATGGTTTTAAGTTTTTGGAACCATCCCTATTCTCGCGAACTGGAATGGCAAGAATATTTATCTATGGAGTTGTTTTTGTTGGTGTCTATAACTTGATTACTTCCGCATACGGGTTTTCCATTTCCTTCAGTTCGTAGAGCTTAGCTCCGTGATTCAGAGCATACGAGCGGATAAGTCTTGCTGTTGGGCTGTTGGTTTCGTATGCCAGAGCCGCATCTACCGTACGGGTTGTAACATTCAGTTTCCGGGCGATTTCTTCTTTCAGCTCCCGGCTTGCTTTAATGAGTTTTCTTGTTTCTGCCATTTCGTTATTGTTTTTATCGTTATTATTCGGTTAAAAGTCCGTCCCTATTCTCGCGAACCGGAACGGTTTTGCTACATTTGTAGCGATGCTAAACAAACTAACTTTATTTTGATTATGAGTACTGTATATGTTTATGAGTCTTTTTACTCTGTCGTAGTTGAGTCTAACAGGCATGATACTTGTCTTATCGAATCCAATCGGATCAAATCGCTTGCAAAAGCTTTTAATGCATCCATTGTGAAGGAAGCTAAATCTGCAAGGAAAGGAGATGTGCTCTCCCGAAATATCATGATCAGTTTTAAAGCCCATTCTCATGAAACCATTATTTTTAGAGAAGCACTGGACATTATAATCGGTAGTATCAACATCTGGAATCCGGGATTGAAAGCATATATCTATGACAGTTCAGTGGAGCGGACAGATGCATCTTTCGGCCTCACTGACTAAATTCCACATCTCCTCTATGCTGTTGTCGCACAATGTAACCAAATCCGGGTGTTCTTTCCGACATTCGGATTTGGCTGTTTGTGCGTGTGCTATCATCTCGTCCAATATCCTTTCCAGCTCTTTATAATCAATCTTATGCTCTTTCATAGCTTCATTCCTCCCACGTGATGCAAAGTTGTTCGTAAGCGGGTTTCTTCTCCGGATAGGTACGCCCTTCCTGACGGTTCTTCTTTGCCAGAAACTGGATGCATTTTGCAACCGGATAACTCATTGAGGTTCCAGCATACACCTTCTGCACATGCCCTAGCGTGACACGCTGCTTCTCGGCTGTAAGGCAAAGCTCCGCACGGCTGATGTAGGGCTTCACGTTTTCTTTCCACTGGCTGAAGTACGGACGGAACTTGGGAAGCGGAAGACGTTTCGTGCTTTCCGGACGCTCGTTGCTTACCGAGTAGCTTCCGGTGCGTCGGATGCTGGGGAGCACTGTGCCGGTTACCCAGTTGACAAACCTGTCGGCTTCCGGCTTGTTGCTTCGGAAAGCTAGTTTGTAAACGGCTGCTTCATTGATTAATGTCATACGTCTAATGTCGCTCACACCACCGTCTGAGCCGTTAATGGTGAGTTTTACCATTTGCGTCCATTCATTAGGAATATTGTCTAATGTGTGTCCACTCCAAGTAATATTTAAGGCCATTGCTACATCCTTAGCTACAAACCAAGGCTCATCATTAATAACTTGTGTCCTTACGTTCACGTTCTCATTCTCGTTGTAGAATACTTGCAGACCTGTTGTCTGCCGAATGTTTGCATTATCCATAATTTGCGTTTTTAAAGATTATTTTCTACCTTTAGGGCGTCTTCGGTATTGAAGACTCTGCAAATATATAGACTATTGTCTATTGAAGCAAATTATTTATCGACTTTTTTCTATATTTTTATGAAGGCTATAGAACGTTTATATCAGTATATGGAGTATAAAGGCTTGAAACCTACAGCTTTAGAAAAGGAAATTGGACTTTCAAATGGATATTTGGGCGTACAAAGGAAAAGAAATGCTGATATGGGAGAAGGCGTTTTTCTTAAAATTATAGACAATTGTCGAGATATAAATTCTTCTTGGCTCCTTACTGGAGAAGGAAATATGCTTCGCTCGGAGTCTGAAAAGGAAGAAAAACTGCCATCCGTAAACCAAACTTACGAAGGAGCACCCTATTTTAACGTGGATTTTATCGGAGGTTTTGACTTGATTGTAAATGATCAGACGGTAAATCCTGACTTCTACATCAATTATCCTCCCTATAATCAACCTGGAGTAGTGTGGTGTAACCTCACCGGTCACTCCATGGAGCCGGAGATAAGCAATGGTGACATTATCGCACTTCGTGAAGTAACGACACCTATCCAGTATCTCCCAGCTGGAGAAATATATGGCATTGTTACAGAGGAATATCGTACAGTAAAAAGAGTCAGGTTAAGCCAGAAAGAAGGTTATGTACGGCTTATTCCTTCTAATAAAAGCGAGGAGTTTTGTGAACAGGAAATCCCCATCAACATGATTTTAAAAGTATATGCTGTTTTGGGAAGTATCAGAAAGTTCTTTTAACGCAAACAAATACTATAAGTAAAATGAAAAAACTATTATTAATTCTGGCAATGATTTTGCCAATGTTTATTACAAGTTGTTCTGATGATGAAGAAACTACAGTACTGTCTGGTACTACCTGGGAATCGACAGAAGAATATGGAGGAATTGTGTATTTAAGGTGGACTCTTACATTTCAAGAAAGTACATTCTCTATTACAATGGATGAAGATTCTGATGCAGATGGCGTTTTCGATAAGAAAGATTCCGCTTCCGGTTCTTATTCTGTAGACGGCAATAATGTTTCCCTGAATGCAGAAGGCTTGACAATGAGCGGAACATTCAGCGATAATGTGATGCACCTGGATTCCGGTGAAGAAGGCGGCGAATTCGTTTATTACAAGAAATAAACAATATGGAAATAGGTGTATCCGAGATTGTATCAATAATAAGTTCTTGTGTTACCGTTTTTATGGTCGTATTTTATGACAGAAAAATAAAAAGGCAACAGATGACTATAAATGACCTTCAAATTAAGCGTGAACAGGAGAAAGAAAACGATAAAAAGAAGGCTAATTTGTTGATTATAAAGAATAATGGTAAAATACGCATACAGAATAATGGCAAATGTACCGCAACAAATATCCGTGCAGAACTCCAAGCGAATAACCTTATAGATTCTGATGCAAGTAAATTATCTCGTATATCTCTCGAAGAAGGGGAATTTATTGATATTACTACTGTCTTTGCCTCTCAAATACTTTCAGGAAATGGTCTGAACGTAAAAATACAATGGGATGATGATTTTATGAAAAACAACGTGAAACATAAGAATATTATTTAGATTTCCTTTCTTTTTCCTCACGATTGAAATCTCTCATATCCTTAATAGTCGTAATGACTGAATACACAGCCATACCGGTGGTAAATGCAGCAAACCCCCATCTTAATATCATTTCTACTATTTCCATAATAAACTGATTTAAGCTCCCGGACTTTCACCGGGAGCGTTCACTTTAAATCTAATACCTATAAAAACACAAATCCACAAAAGTATTGGGGCAGAATCCGGACTCGAACCGGAAACCGAAACAGCTTTACCCGAGAGCTGCCTGCACTGTCCTAATTGTGCTATTCTGCATCATTTCTACACGCACGCACACGTTTTCACCGTAAAAATACGCATTATCATCCAAATAGGCACTATGAATCAGTAACTTACACTAATTTTACAGAACAAACAAGACTAAAATACATAATACTATCTATATCAAAATAACGATTTAAATGCACTAATTACACACACAGAAAGTAATCTTCTATTTAATACACAGTTTAAAACCTGTTAAAAAGGTATGCCCAACTTTTCATATTACGCGCAAAATAAATAAAAAAGGGTATGCCCAACTGGTATGCCCAAAGGTATGCCCAACCCCTATTTTAACATTTAAGAGAGAGATTTTGAAACCGCTTGTTTTTCCTGTCTAAATGGGCACTTAAACAGATTTCTAAACGCCTAAACAGACATGAAAAAAGGCCGAAATAAGCCTTTACAGCCTATTCCAGCCCCGTTTAGGTGATATTTATAGGGTGATGTAACAATCTTGTCTTAAAAGCCCTCGTTTAGAACGTTTAGATGTAAAGCCGATGTAAAGCAATGTCACATTTCGTTTTGTATTTGTCAGAAACCCTATTTCCGATTAACTCACTGATAAACAAACCATAACAATAATTTCCCCGCCGTTCTATCTTACACAATTCGTTCTGATGCCCTTATTTACTCCATCTTACAAATAGCCAATGAAGTCTGCTGGGCCGCATTTTTAAGTGCCGTGAGGAAGAAATCAATCCATTCGTCGTAGCCTGCCGCTTCATTTACTCGCTGTATGTTACGGTAATAGACAGCAGCACGCTTATAAAGAGGATCGGAAAGCAGCAGCACAGGCTTTTCGAGTACTTCCTCTTGCTTTAAGAACAAAAGATTTAGAAGACGTCCTATCCGCCCATTGCCGTCGATGAACGGATGTATCATTTCAAACTGATAATGAATCAGTGCGGCACGAACGAGTACATTTTCCGTATCTTCCGAATGAATGTATCGCTCCAGATCGGAAAACGCCTCTGTCATGTCTTCGTAAACGGGAGGTACAAACAGCGCTTCTTTCAATCCGTTTTCTTTCCAGCCTATCCATACGGGGGAATTCCGGAACTCACCGGGATATTTCTTTTCATATTGTTCGCTTTGGCACATCAGATAGTGTGCATTCTTCAATATACGGGCGCTGAGCGGCAGTTCGTCCATCGCTTCGACGGCATAACGTGTAGCCTGCAAGAGGTTTTCAGCCTCTGTCATGAGGGTATCATCGTCGGTCTTTATCATAAAATCGAACGAAAGAGAAGGTTCGCCCGAAGCCAGTCTGCAGGAAGATTCTGCTTCTTGTCTCATGAGTTTCTCTAGTTGCTCGTTGGAAAGCCGTGCAGCATCCGCATTCAACTGCCGTAGGGCTGTTTCTGCTTCCGTTATCAACCGATCCGTCTGGGGAGTACGGGTAACTTGTATTTGGAAGAGAGAAGTCGGGATGAATGAGCTGAATGCCATATCACCCCATAAATGTCTGCGATATTTCATCATTTCCATACAGTTAGTTTATGTTTTTATATTCCAGTTGTTTAGTCAAACTATTTGCTAAGTCGCTATTAAGCAAACAAAGATCAGAAAATAAAGTTTGTCGGGCACTATCATTCTCTTACAAAATACTACCATTCTGATAACTATTCTTTATCTGCCTTTAATATTTTGTTTGGTAAGATAAGGATAAGACTTCTCCCAAAAAGCTGAAGGAAGCTATCAAGAAACTGGGGTATACTATTGCTCCGTTTCAATCGCCAAGGAGCGGCAAGGTGAAAAAATAAATGCAAATAATCTTTAGTAAAAACCGTTGACATTACTTTGCTGTAAGATAGAATCAGTCAGCGGCTTTTGTTGCTTGAAAATTTGTGATGAGTTCCATCATAACCTGCAATGTGGTTTGCTCAGATAGTTTTCATTGTCCGAAAAAGTTTCTATAAACTTCTTATAATGTGTAAAAAAAGAACACTTTCTTCAGGTTATCTTCTATCTTTAAACAACTGAAATAGATAAAGGTCGCTTGTTTAATTCTTTATTTGTGTAAAATAGTAGTCTACATAATCTGTAAAAGGTTATATACGAAGCAAAAAGGAGAAATTATTGAAATTATATTAGCATGTATTATTAGTCTTGGAACGAATATTAAAGGGATTTGTTCCAATGGCTTTATATGTGATGATAATTAATTGTAGGTAATTCGAACAATGACTTTGTTAAGTTGATATCAAAGAAAGAAAATGGATTGATGAGTAAATTTTAGAATAGAATGAATCTCAGATGTACAATAGTTTTATTATCCATTTTGTATTTTCCTAATATAATCTGGAGTCAGGTAACAGGAAAAATAATAAACACGAGTAACCAGCCGGTGGACGGTGCTACCATCGTCATGCAGCTTCCGGATTCAACCTATCTGGGGGCAGCTATCTCTGCGGCCGACGGTACATTCAGGCTTGAACCGGAGCCGGAAAAGTATCAGCTCATTGTTCAGCATCTGCTTTATCAGACCAAGCAGATAAAGGGGCAGGCGCGTGATGCGGGTACTATTACGCTGGAGCCGAAAGACTATAATCTGGAGGAAGTGGTAATAAAGGGAGAAAGACCGCTGGTTAAAGTGGAAGACGGACGACTGGGCTATGACCTTTCGGTACTTTCGGAGAGACAGGTTGTAAATAATGCC